CGCTCGGCATCTCGCATTTTTTTAGTCAAACGGTTAATCCGCTTTTGCACGGATTCACTGTATTGCTCTATTTCCTGCTCCTCTTGAGCCGTTTGTTCTTCCGGCTGTTCTGGTTGCTCAAGCTCTACTTCCGTTTCTTGAGCGTCACCTACATCCAACTCAAACTGAGCTTCTTCCGCAGCATTGGCCATGCTGTTTACCCTCCTTAAAGACTCAGAATATCTTCTGGGTCATCTATGGTTGCTAAAATTTCATCGTCGTTCAAAATTCGGCACTCTCCGCCCTCAATTCGGAACCTAGATCCCGCATATCGCGCAAAAACTACCCAATCTTTTTCCTTACACCACGGTCCATCGGGAAATTTGTCGGTATCTTTGTAGCAAAGAGATCCCTGTTTGACGACATAACCCACAACTGTTTGGATTTGCGTGTCATCTAGCACTTTATTAGGGATATAAATACCACCTTCGGTGGTTTCTTTGCCACGATACGGAAGAATTAGCATTCTCCAGCCCGTGGGTTGCGGCATTCTCTCCAGTAAGCTTGTTTCCATAGCGTTTGGATCAAGAACTTTAGGTTGGGGGGCTTTGTAAAGAGACTTCACGCCTTCGGCGGCAGCCTCAAGATCGACTTTTTCAGCCAAATCAGTCATTTAGTTGCTCCTGTTGCTCTAGCAGGCCCGAGAGTTCCTGTGCAATAAAGTTAAGTGCCGATAGTTCGCCCATCAAGTTTTGATACTGCTCCATCGACTTGACGTTGTTGTTTTCTAACAACTCTAAAATTTGAACACGGCGGTCTTTTATGGCTCGTTGTATGTATTGAGCTAGGTATAAAGAATCCACATGCGCTCCATCCTAGAATATCGTATCTATATATCACGACATTCTAAGACAAGCAACTAATATGTCCACATGACCGGGCTAGTGGTGCGAATATCGACGTGAACAAACGTTTTTGCCACACCTATGCCGCCAAAACCCAGCTTTAGAGCTTCTTCTACAATCTTTCGGCGTTCTATGCCGTTATCCGCGTGAATGTCCGCAGCAATACCTTGTGCATGAGTGCCGGGTTTAACTTTGGCTTTTTCTATGGTGTGGTTGGGGGATCTATACCCCGAGGTGATGTGAAATGGAAAGTCACACGCTTCTCGAAGCTCATCTAATCTGCGTATAAACTCAGGGGATATTTCATTTTCTCCGGTTTCTGAACAAACAAACTCTTCTTCTTTAAAATACTTGTAGGTCATTCTTTTTTTCCCGACCCCAAAAACAACCCAAAAGCACCGGTTAACGCCCCCGTCATGACTGAAACTAAGGCGGCTTGTTCTGGGTTGGGATCAGGTATAGTCATAAACCACTCTACGACGCGGTAAGTCATGACTAACATGGTCACCATGAGCAACCTTGGGATGATTCTAAGGTTTTCTATTTCTTGAAGAGTCATCGCTCGCGAGCTACTTGCTTTGTCTTTTCAAACGTTCTTAGGCCGCCAAGGCCCAACATCCCAAGCAATACCGTGAGAAGGCTTTCCATTTCAAATGAAGGTAATGCAGGGGCGTCAACACCAGAAAATGTAATAACAAACACAGCGACAGGCTGGCCGACAAAATGCCAAGCCAAAGCAACCCCACAAGTCCAACCAACAAAAGGTCGCCAACCAGCGACAAATAACGACTTATGCGCGGCTTCTGCTTTGTTGACCTCCAACTGCCCTTTTGCCAATTCTTGAGCGTGGCGCTCGGACATTGTGGCGATTTCATGGGCCAACCTCGCTCGTTCATCCGCATCCGGGATAAATTTGTCTAAAAGTCCTGTGACAGGACCAATGAGAGCATCTAGCATTAACAGCTAGTAAACCGTGAGCCGCGAAGCGCCGCACCCATGCCGCGCTTTTTGCCTGTCGTAGACTTGCCTATGGCTGTATCAGGAGTTTTTTCCTCTTTAGCCATAGCGTAAGGAATGGATCCTTGGCCCTCAATGACCGCTTTGTTAACGGGCTTGGGCGGATTTACTGGCGGAACACCATTAACTTTGACTCTCATATCATTGATTCCTATTGATTTGTTGCTTCAATAACTCTCGTTCAAGGGCCGCATCAATTCGTGACTGAGTCTGTCGCTCTTGGCTAGCAAGCCTCTGCTGGAATTCTGTGGCCTTGTTTTGCATACGTTGCTGATCAAGCTGCAATTCTGCTTGATCCATTGCAGCGTCCGCCTGTTGCTTCTGAGCGTCCAACTGCAATTCTTGTTGCTTCAATTGTACCAAAGGATCTGGTCCCTGCTGACCTTGACCCGATATCTGAGCAGACAGTTGCTTCAAGTTGCCGAACTCTTGCGCGTTCATTTGTGCAACCATCGCCTCTAGCTGTAGCTCCATGTCCGGAGTAAGCGCTTGGCCCCCGGTCTGCTGTAGCAACTGCGCCGTAGCCAGTTCTTGGCACTTAATCTTCACATGCTCAATAATGTGCTTCTGCAAAGAAATGGCAGACTGCGGAAGCGCCTGCAACATCGGTGACGTGCCAAAAGTCAAATGCGCCATAATGTGCGCGTCATGATCTTGACCCTCAAAGGCTTTTAACTGCACGTTATCCAAACAATCGATGTTCTCTTGTGCCGGGTCCTTCGGTATCGGATCTGCGGACGAAGGCGCAATCAGGACCTTATCAATGTCATTAATCCCTAACGCCTCGTACATGCGGCGATACGCCTCATGCATGTCGTGCATCTGCGGCGCTTGCATCGCCATCTCAAGCTGAGACTGCGCCATCGCAATGCGCTGGGCCTGCGAGAACGTATTCGGGTTGGACACAGGAACCACATCCACGCGGTCATCAAAGTCCTGCCGCATGATCGTGCGATCCCCGCCAGAAACAGCATACGGGTACTCCTGCGGCAAATACTCAGACATCACCCGAGACAACAGCTTGAACTCCTGCCTCATGCTGTAATGCAGGCGCTTATGCACCGCACTCATGACCCGTGAGCCCTGTTCCAACAACGCTACCGTAGTGCCCACAGGGGCCTGCTGATTGCCGTCACCGACCTTCATGTCAGTGATAGTGGCAAACCTACGCCCAGCGTCCACCACAAAGCCCAAAAGCTGCATCAACGTGCCGTCAGGACCCTTAAAGGGCAACGGCATCAAAGAATCTCGGATCGCGCCTCCCGGAGCATCTACATCACGGAATTCACCGGGCTGTAAGGGCTCCTCATCATCCCTGACCCTAAGTCCCCGAGCCTTGAAGCCAGCAGGCAGATTAGAAAGAGTACCAGCGTCAATAAGCTGACGAAGCGCCGCCGTAGCCGTTCTGGACAGTCCGCCAATCGTGTGGATGAGGCCCAGCCCGTAGAAACCGAATCCCGGCAAAAACTTGTAATGGACGAAATACTGGATCTTCTTCTTCCGGTCGTCGTCCTCGTTATAATTTCTTCTAATGGCAAGTATCTGTCCATTATCCTCACTAATCGTAACAACGTAAGGAACTTTAATTCCGGTCGGCTCACCATCTTCCCCCATGTCCTCAAAACCGGGCAAATCTAAATTAACGTGACACTCCAAAAGAGTGCAGTCGTAATCTAAATTTGTAGGCTCAATGCCCCCCAGCTTGTCCATCTCATCCGACACTTCATTACTGTCGCCCGCCTGAGAAGGAAAAACCGGAATATCCCGATAAAAACCCATGACCTGCCGGATCCGCAAGTCGTTCATAGACATCTTCACAACCTGAGTAATGTTTTCACATGAATCAAGGTCCGTGGCCCCGTAAGGAACCACAATGTCCTCTGCTGGAACAAACTTGCTTACCGCACGATCAATCGCCTCATCAAAGTACACTTTCTTAAAAGTAGAACCCGCCAAAGGCAAATAAAACAACATCTGATCAAATTCAGGCGTGTACTCCTCCATCACATTAGTGATGTAGTAGTTCATAAACTCTTTTACACGAAACGCCTGCGCTTCATTGTCCTTGGTCTTTTCACCAACAACAGCGGTGCGAACCGGACCCGAAGGCGGCAAAAGCTCATTAAACGCCTGCGCCTGAAACTGCGTGGCCGCCTCCGCTAACAACGGATGCGTTACACCCGTCGCACCCCGAAATGGCATCGTGCGCTCTTCATAGTTATACCCCAAAAGCTCCAAACCCTTGGAATACGCATCTTCCCACTCAGAACGCGAAGACTTGTTGGCCTCAAAATCCCCTAGTAGTTCTGAAGCCAGCCCACCAAGTTCTCTATCATCCAACTCCTCTGCCAAGTTAGCATAGAAATCGCCACCGCCAGCACCAACCATGGCCAGCGGATCAAGGTCAATAATGACGCCACCATCTTCTTGCTCCTCAATTTCAATACCTTCGGGTATTATCTCATTGACGGAGCCGACAAAGGTGCCGGGAGCCGCAACTTCGATGTCAAGCTCCATTTCGGCTTCATCTATCTCGGGAGCCGCCGTGCTGTCCATCAAAGAGGATAGAAGCGCTTTATCGTCACCGTTGGCCATTTATGTTTCCTGTCGGGTAAAAGGCGGAATATCCTCGCATTTTATCACCAAAGACCGGTTCTGTCGTTTGGCTAGTTACAGCTAGTTGATACTGAGCCATCTGCCGCGACTGAGGCTGTACAGGTCGGGACCGAGTCAAGCAGATTCTGTATGGACGTTTGATAGCTAGACCAAATACTGCTGAATAGGCTGTTGTTGTTTGAGTCAATGTTCAGCATATTCGTGAAGCCATCTGTCGCTACGCCAGATATGCCGTCCATGCCCGCAATCCCAAGAGTAGTGGCAGTATCAAGGCCCGCCGTGCCCAGAGTAGTCGCGGTGTCGAGGCCCGCCACGCCAAGGATTGTCGCGGCGTCAAGCCCTGCTGTACCCATCGCAACTGTAGAATCTAGGCCAGCAGTGCCCATGGCGACTGTAGAATCCAAGCCAGCCGTGCCCAGACCTACTAGGCTCAAATAGCCAGCGGCCCCGAGGTTGGTCAGGTTGTTCATGCCGGTGACACCAAGCTGAGTCGTGCTGTTCAAGCCGACCGTAGCAATCGCCGTGTTGGCGTCAAACCCTGCCGTGCCAAGGTCTACAGCGCCATTGATACCCGCCGTGCCCAGATCAACCATGCCGTCTATAAAAGGCGTGTAGTCAATGTTACCCATCGCATCAAACCCGCCGAGTGCAACGTCCGCCGTCAAAGCGGATTGGCTGGTAAACGCCCCATACAACGCCTGTTGGGTGGTGGCATCTGCGGATATACGAGCGAGAGATACATCGCGGTTGTACTCAGCCATTGCCTTGGTGGAGTCGGTCTGTAACCACATCATGCCCAAGTTGGAAACCGGCGCGGCCAAGATCGACGCCCATTGCAGTGCCTGAGACTGCTGGGGAACCGGCTGTACCGTAGGAGTTTGAGTCAAAGCCAGCGCCATAACCGCCGCACTAGCCGCCTGTCCATCCCCTGCCGCCGCAATCGCGGACAACGCATCAAACTTGGCTTGTGCCGCAGCCGCATTGGCCTCCGCCGCTTTTTGTACCGCTTCATAGTATTGAGTGGTTGTCGAAGAACATGCCGACAAAGTCACTACACACAGCAACGCAAAAACAAATTTCATGGGTTATCTCCTAATGTAAGGGGCGTATGCGCCGACTCCGCGCTTGATATCAGATACATTAAACATGTTTCTCGCAACAGGAGCAAGACTGCCTACGCCGCCGCCCATGGCCATTCCTTCAGGCTCTGGGCCTTGTTGGCCTATCTTTAGATAGGGCCTACGGTAGTTAGGGTCTATTGGGTATATCATTTTTTCCGCGCTAACTTCTGCGGTTGAGGGCGGATATTGTTGTTTTAAGTCAGGATCTTCGCGCCTAGCTTGGACATTCCTAGCTTCAACTTCGCCGGGAACCGCCCTGTATTGCTGTATAGCCGAGTAGTATCTAGTCCTGTTTTTGAAATAATCCTCAGTAGCTTCGCTGTAAAGCGGCAAAAGAGGCCGGACGGTGTCCACCATCTCCAAAACAGCTTCTGGGTCATTCCCAAAAGTCTTCATTAAGGCTTCTAACTCGTATCGTTCGTTAAAGCCGCCCCCAGTTTTTTTGTCTATGGTATCGCGAAGCTCTACTTTTCTAGAAACATCGGTTATTTCAGACAACTCCTCTACGTCTCGTAATATGTCCGGTACATTTTTATTTTTACGAACTAATCCGAAAACAAGAGCTAATTGGTCCGGGACCTGATAGGACACTTTTTCTACATCTAGCTTACGAGCAACTTCTTTTTTAAGCTCTTCTTCCAGCGTTTTCTTTCTGTCCCTAACTTCCTTGTCTATCTCTACGAAGTTTTCCGGCAAAAAATTAGAGGGCGATGCGCCTTTCCTAAAATCTTCCTCAGTCTGTATGGCGTGTTGTAGCTCATGCAAGGCGGTAGAAACCACCGCCTCTCTGTCTTGGCTTGCCCGAAGATACATCGTTTTTGTTTTTGGGTCGTAAGCTCCTTTTGTATCTATATCCATCAAAGGAACTGGTTTTACTGTGATTTCACGGAGTTGTGGATATGCGTCAAAAATTTGTGGAAAGTCTAAAACATCATCTAGTTTTAATGTTTCACCGCTAGTAAAGCCCGGACCAAAAAGAGTTTTACCGTCAGAGGCTTCAAAACTGGCTTTGATATCCGCGTTAGCGGTGTCAAATTCAACCCGAAACTGGCCATCAGACGGGTCGTAATACCCTCGTTTACTTTGGTTAGCTTGGGCATTCCATAAATCTTGCCCCTCTAACCCTTGTTCCCGAAGTTTATCTACCCGCTGTTGTATGTTCTTAGCGCCTTTTGCCGCTAAACCTCCAAAAATAGCAAAGAATTTACCTACCGGTGTTACGTCTGCGGCGTCTAACGCAGCAAAACCATACTCAAGAGCAGAAGGATCTTCGCCGTAAGCCTTACGCTCCAAAACGGTAGCAATGCCGCCGCCGGGCAACATAAACTCCGCCGGACTACCCGCCACACGGCGCTCTACCCCACGGAACATCTCCGCAGCCTTGGCCATCAACGGCGAGTCAGGGGCTTTAATGACGCCGTACTGTTCTTCGGGCGTCATAGTCTGCTCGACAGGGCGCTCTTCCTCAACAGACATACATCAACGAGCCATGGGCATGATGCCCTGTTGCATCGTGGGCACTGGTCCGGGGGCCGTGGGCCGTGAGGCAATCTTCTCCAAGTTACGTCGAAG